TGGATCAAGCATTTCCGCTCCGGGTGGCGCTCCTTCCATGGGAGCCCCTGGAGGCGCTCCTGGGGGCGCTCCTGGCATCCCAGGTCCACCTGGCCCACCCGGACCCATCATTACGTTGGGTTCTGGTTCTGTTTCTTTGTGGGTATTCGCTATGGGGGTGAGGTTCGGGTTTTGCAGGAGGGAGTCTCCGAGGTCTGAGTGGACTATCTTACGTCCAGTTGCTTCTCGGTATTCGTTGGCACTGATCAGACCAGTCTGAAACTCCTGCAACACATAGCGTGATCGCTCTTGTCGGTACATCGTCAGAGTTGGAACTTCGTCTAGGTCAAAGTCGACGTAGTGCTTGTCGTCCAACTCGTCTAGGGCGCGAGCAATGTGCTGGAGGTGGGGTGCCATGGTCTCGCTCCAGAACACACGAATTTCCTCGGCAGCGTTACTGAAAGTTCGTCCAGAGGCATTGCCGATGACCGACTCGGGCACACCGAACGAGGCCAAAATCTCTTCTTTTGTGATCTGTCGCATCTGGACGTAGGCAGAATCACGGGGGCTTGCGGAAGTGTCGACATAATCGACACCATCATCAGCAGCAATAACGGTGGTTGCGCCTGCTCGGCCCAGGTTTCCTCGGAACCTGTTTCTCAGTTCGTTCCGGTCGTCATCATCGATCTCTCCCTTGACTACCAGCAGTCCTCCGGGACGACCATCGTTGAGGAGGTAGTTTCGGTTGTACAACTTGGCGAGGTTTTCGATTTCGATAGCCACGCCAGCGGCTTCCATCGGGGTCATGGAGAGGTACGGGTCGAGTGGATGCGGTCGACGAATCCACACGACGCTCTCAGGCGGCATGATGATCTTCTTGCCATCCGGCATGGCGACCTCATACCCGGAAACAAATCGCTTAGGATGAGGGATGGGAGCCGTGGTCTGAGGTGGGAGCAGGTTGAGACCAATCACCCGGCCATCTCGTCCGCGTATCTTCTCAACGAATGCGCCGCGTGTCCCCATGAGGAGTTGGGCTGAGAGTCGGTACCGGAAGATGAAGGAGTTCTCTCCGATATTAGATTTAGTATTAAGAAGGTCTAATATGGAATCCTTCTTGATTCTCTTGCTGGTGATGATTTCACCATTTGGCGAATTGTCTTTTCGAAGAATGACCGGAAGGCGTGCTTGGTTCCCTGCGATGGCGTCGATGCAGCGGGCCACCCATGTGACCTTCTGCATGCCTTCGCTATGGGCTCGCTCTATGTCCCACGGATCACGGTAGGGCTGGCCGGCGAGGCTAACGTTCTGGGCTACTGGTGCCCCCGGCCCAACGATTGCCCTGCCCGCTGCCATCTGGTGGGATTTTGTTTCTGGAGAGTTCCAAGCCATATTTACTCAAGACCTAATAGGAAACCGAGGATCCCACATGTTGCGCCAGCGACTATGAACCCCCACGAGGGCCGAATCATCCACGCACCGATGCTTGTGAATATAATAAAGGATACCATCAGAGCATTTGCAGCATTTGCCCGACTAAACAGGGCGCGCATCCAATTCAGGAAGGTCATGCGCGTTACCCTATCGCACCTATCGGGCTGCTCTAGAATGTATAAGGACAGGAGTTGTACTTGTGGCTGACTGGGAAAGTATTTTAGCATTCTTACAACCGAAGGACTCTCCGTATTGCCCGGAGACTCCTTCGTTAACGCAGAAGGTCTTTCTGCGCACCTACGCCATGGAAGGTCTGTTCGGCGGTGCAGCCGGCGGGGGTAAATCTTCAGCATTGCTTATGTCGGCGTTGCAATATGTGGATGTACCGAACTACTCCGCCATCATCTTCCGTCGCACCTACGCCGACCTCGCTTTGCCCGGCGCCATCATGGACCGCTTCACGACGTGGATTGCCAACGCTGACGACGTGTCATGGAATGGGTCCCTGTATGTAGCCACATTCCCATCTGGGGCACGAATCTCATTCGGTTATCTAAACAACAGCCAGGACTATTTGCGTTACAAGGGTGCGGAGTTCCAGTTCATCGGAATGGACGAGGTCACCGAGATCAGAGAACATGATTACCGCTACCTCTTCTCTCGACTGCGGCGACCGGCAACGGGTCCCGTATCTCAGGTTCCTCTGAGGATGAGGTGTGCTTCCAACCCCGCGCCCAACTGGGTCAGGCAACGCTTCATTGTGGAGGCCGAAACGACTGGTCGAGTTTTTGTCCCGTCGCTACTGACCGACAATCCGGGCATCGACGCTGAGTCCTATCGGCAGTCCCTTCAGGCGCTGGACCCTGTAGAACGCAAACGCCTTGAGGAAGGCGACTGGTGGTCAACCACCCTGGGAACCATGTTTGACAGAGAGTCTGTTGTTCTCTTGGAGAATGAAGAGTTGCCGACATTGACCCCCAAAGCGAAGGCCGTTCGGTTCTGGGACCTTGCAGCATCGGAACCATCTCCCGCCTACCCGGACCCTGACTGGACGGTAGGGACTCTGATGCTTTTCGACCAAGGCATTGCTTACGTCCTGGATGTTAAAAAGATTCGCCACAGGGGAGAGAAGGTCGAACAGTTCATCGCCCAGACGGCGTATGAGGACGGAGCGTCAGTTCCCATCCGGATGGAGCAGGAGCCGGGGTCTGCCGGAAAGGCCCTTATTAACCAGTACGCCAGATTCGTTGTGCCGGGGTTCGACATCATGGGCATCCGATCTACCGGTGACAAGGTGACTCGTGCCCGTCCGTTCGCAGCGGCCATTGCTAATGGCAATGTGCGAGTGGTGCGAGGAACGTGGCTTACCGACTGGCTCGATGAGTTCTCGGCATTCCCAGAAGCCTGCCCCCACGACGATCAGGTTGACTCGGCGACGGGGGCTTTTTCATTCCTTACGGGCTTAGGCTTGCCCCAGCGTAAACGAGCGGCTATTCTCGCTTGAGTGCAACGGAGCCAGATGACACCTGAGGATGTTCGAGCCCTACGGCAAGAGATCGCGGATCTGGATGCCAAGTTGGCCGAGTATACGAAAAACGATCATTCGGTCGAGGAGTCAGCCGACCTGCTGCTCGAACTGAACTTGGCTAAACGGGACATGGGCTTTCTCTATGATGGCTTGTCCACCTGGCTCGGTAGCCAAATGGACGGGAACCAGATTCTGAGTCTGCGAGACATGGCCACGGTCGAGCGCAAGATGTCCTCCAGCCGTTCGGGATGGCAGCACAAGGATCTTACCCGAGACGTGATCGACCGCATCGAACAGTCATCCGTAGACATGGACACGGGTGAGGTTGTGATGACCCCCGCCGAAATGGCGTTGAGGATCTTGGACTACGTTCAGCCGTCCTACTGGCGGGTGGGGGAACTGAACAAGATCGGATTGAACCCAGACAATTACTGTGCAGGGTCCGAAAGCAAGATAAGCATAATCGTGAGAAGAGGCGACGCTAAATGACTGATCACATCGGCAGCAAGAATCTGCTAAAGCAACTATCCACACCGTTCCCCGCAGAACTGGAGGGCACCCTGAACAAGGGGGGAGTGGCATTCAGATTTGTATCGGTCAACGAGGTTATTGCACGCCTCAATGACGTTCTTGGAGTCGAGAACTGGACCTTCGAGGTCATCTCCTGCGAACGCAGCCTTGAGGGGGGCGACAACATCATCGCCCATGTCCGCCTGTCGGCGTACATCAATGACAAGCCGCTTCAAAGGGACGCATACGGCGGTTCAGAGGTCAAGACAAAGAGGGACGGGGACCTGCTCGATTTGGGCAATGATCACAAGATCGCGGTTTCCGACGCCTTGAAGAAGGCTGCTTCCATGATCGGCGTGGGTTTGTACCTCTACCGCTCTGAGGAAGCCCTCGCCCATGAGGCCCATGAGGCGCAGTATCCGGAAGTGAAGCAGTTGTATGACAACTTCACCAGCCTGATCGAGAAGTTCGACAAGACGCAGAAGGAAGAGGTGGCGGTGTTCTGGAAAGAGCATGCAGGAGAACGCCCCAAGCCAAAGCCCGAAGCCATGGGTAGTGTCGAGGACCTGACGGCCCTAGTCGAGAAGTGCGTCGCCATCTCCTTTGGTGCCGAATCCGTAAATGAGTGAGCCGGCCGTGAAGTGGCCGAAGAATTCCATGTACCGATGTCCGTCGTGCGTCCGCCACTACATGGACGGTAGATCCGCGGAACGGTACGACGCGTCCTGTAATGTCTGCGGCACCGCCATCGACCCGAAAGTGGATCGCGTTAAATAATGGGCAGCATCATGAAGCAACAGTACGACACGTTTACTCGCAAGGAACTTCTTCAACACAGAGAAGAAGAGGCCGAGCGATACAGGAAAGAAAAGGAAGAAGCCAAATCTAAATAGGGATGAATACAAATGGATGCCTTAAGTATGGAAGATCTGACATGACAGCCACGCCGCCCCCGCACCTGTCGCCCTCGTCAATGGGGACCTTCCGCCAGTGCCCCCTCAAATGGAAATACAACAAGATCGACAAGATTCCCGACCCCTCCGGCAAGGAGGCGTTGATGGGAAATTTCGTTCACGATGTCCTTGAAGAACTCTACGGCCTGCCTCCCGAAGAACGCTCTCAGGCTCAGGCTCAGTCCTTGGCCCGGGAAGTATGGGACAGGGGCAATTGGGAGCGGAGGGTCAAGCCCCTCGTTCCCGATGCTGAGGAGTATCGGATGTTCCGCTGGAAGGCTTGGTGGTGTATCGAGAACCTGTGGAAGATCGAGAATCCAGAAGACATAGAACCTGACGGCCTGGAGTTCGAACTCAATGGGGAAGTGTCTGGAGTAAGACTTAAAGGGTTCATCGATCGTTTCACCATGAGTGAAGACGGTGGAGTTGTCATTTCCGACTACAAGACCGGCAAGGTTCCACGAAAAGAATACGTCGATGATCGATTTCTACAACTACGCATCTATGGAACGCTAGTAGACACTTTGAGCATCGGACGCACCACCAGTCTAGAACTGCTTTACCTGAAAGACGGAGTTAAGTTCGAAGTTCCCTTTAGTGAAGAAGTTCTTATTAACACAAGTGTGTATGTGAGAGACGTAAAAGACGACATAGATAAAGCATGTGCTACAGGAGATTTTCCTGCACAAAAGTCTGTTTTGTGTGGCTGGTGCAGTTACAAAGGAATTTGTCCACTATGGGTCAACTAGCCGGAGAAACAGGAACCATGATGCCCGACGAATTCTTTGCCCGATTAGTTGCGGACGACGTGAAGAATCGCGTTACCGCGCAGCAAAGAAAAGAGTTGATGCTCGAAGAGAATTGGGATCGTTGGAAGAGGGGGCTCTTGTCCCTTCTGGACAATCTCGAAGATCAAATCGAGAACATCCAAATAGATGCTCAGGCCGATGCGGTCAGGTACGAGGGCATGGGGCGGGCCGGTAAGCGTTTAGCGGACGAAGCCGCACGAGCCTACGACATGCGCGAAACCAAAGTCCAACGGTTTCGCCTGCATGTTGAGCGCCGCTTGAGTCAAGTGGAAAGCATGCTTAAAACGGGTCAGCCAATTGATGAGAATCCGTGGGAAACGGTTGAGTTCTACCGCCGGGCAATCATCATGCACAGGAACATGCTCAACGACTATGACCTGGAAGATACCGCAATCGATCGAGCCCTATGGGCCACTCTTGACAACCGTTGGGACTTTGACAGGGTGGACCCGCTGTCTCTTTGATGAGAGTAGGCTTCAAGCGTGCGTAATCGTAGTAAGAAGAAGCAGCGTCAATATGTTGAGCGTCGCAAACTGGTCAAGCGGATGCTGGAAGAGCGCCCTTATTGTGAAGCCTGTCCGATTTTCGCAGAACATGATGGTGTTGGCTCCTACATCCGCAACGGCAGCGTCGACATCCACGAGTTGAAGCGTCGCTCTCAGGGGGGATCTATTACAGATGAGTCAAACTGCATGGCGGTGTGTCGTCAGTGTCATCGGCGTATTGGGGAACACCCGCAACTCGCCTTCCACCTGGGCCTCGCTAAACAGGGTTGGATGAAATGAACATTCTTGGTCTCGACCCATCACTTACTTCGACAGGAGTATGCACCGGAGATAATTCCTGTGTTGCATTCCACTCATATGAGGAAGAAACGGCACGACTAACAGATATTCGTAATTATGTCTTGGGAGCATGTTTGGAAGAAAATATCAAATGTGTCATCATGGAAGGCTACTCTTATGGTTCGCGCACCCGAGCGCATTCCCTTGGGGAACTGGGTGGGGTGTTGAAGGTGGCGTTTGACGAAGCATGGATTCCCTTCGTAATCGTGCCCCCCACCTCACGGGCCAAGTTTGCTACCGGGCGTGGGAACTCCGGCAAGGCTGAGGTTATTTCAGCGGTGTCGTTCAGAACTCAGAGATCCTGGTCGGGCAAGGGTATTGAGGATCGCATTGACGCGTGGGTGCTTCGCGAGATGGGCCTGCAGCGATTGGGGCAGAGTGAGTATGAGTGGCCCGCTGAGAATCTCAAGGCTCTTGACAATATCGATTGGGAGCCATTGCTGATGATGGCGGGAGCGGAGAACGGTGAACCGATCACAACCGATTAGTCAGGTCGACATTGAGCATCAACTCATGTACCTGATCGAATCGTTGGAGAGCGAGACCGAAGCCTTCGAGCAGTTGGCGGAAGACGCCGCGAAGAAAGAGTCGCGATACAAGGGGAGTTGGGCTAAGGAGTACCTGTCTGCCAAGGGGTCGATCAAAGAGCGGGAGTCTTGGGCCGATTACAAGTTGGCAGACACGCAGTTTGATTTCAAGTGTGCCGAGGCTCTCGTCAAGGCGAAGCGTGAGAAGTTGCTGTCGTTGCGAACCTCGATTGACGCCATGCGAACACTCAACGCCAACGTAAGATTTCAAGTAGGCCCGTGATGAAACACAACGTAAACGAAGCACTGAACGACCTGCTGGTTCCTCTGGATTCTCTTGCTCCGCTGGAATACAACCCACGAGTTGGCAATGTCCCAGCGATCATGGCCTCTTATGAGGAGTTTGGTCAAGTCAAACCGATTGTGGTGAGACCGAATGACGATGGCACGTCGACCGTCGTCGCCGGCAATCACCAGGTTGAGGCAGTTAAGCGTCTCGGATGGACGCACATCGCTGCTGTGCCGATTAGCGCGGACGACAAGCGGGCGGTTGCATTTGCCCTCGCAGACAACCGGACTGTGGAGTTGGGATACACGGACCCGGTTCAGGCGTCCGACATGATCATTGAGATCGTCGATGAATATAGCGATCTGATGGAAAGCCTCAAGTGGGACGACTTTGAGATCGCCTACTACGAAGAGCAGTCCAAGAAAGGCAAGTCCGACAATGGCGATGAGGTCGGTTTCATTACTCCGGCACTCACAGAAGTGGTTGGGGCTGCAGCCGAGATGTTGGCGGGAATGGTTCGGGAGGGCGAGGACGGAGAACGACAGATCGTCGCTGACGATTCAATGGACCATGGTGATGTCGCAGTTCAAGGCAGCACGGCATTGGTTCCGGGCGCTGCCCCTCGCGCTGTAGTCCAATACACGATCGTCTTTGACGACCCCGATCAACAGAAGCGATGGTACGACTTTGTTCGGTGGCTCCGAAACAATCCAGGTTACGACGGAGCCACCACGGGACAAAAGATTCTTTCGTTTATTGATTCTCATTCAGAACCATGAGCCGTCAGAGAATGTTCCTCGACATCTCGTGTGTCGAGGCGGCCCGACAAAGAATCCGGCACGTTTACGACACGTTTGACACTGTCTGTGTTCAGTTCTCCGGGGGCAAGGACAGCACGGCGGCCTTATACCTGGCCAAGGAAATCCATGAGGAACGTGGTCTAGGCCCGGTAAAAGTCATTTTTCGTGACGAAGAGATGGTCAGCCCGCTTGTTGAGGAGTACGTCAACACGGTTCGCCAATTCGACTGGGTGGACATGGAGTGGTACTGCCTGCCTGTTGGTGCAGAGATTTGGGTACTGGGCAGACGGCAATCTTTGATCATCTGGGATGAGGAGCGAGCAAAAGAAGGAAAACTTGTACGCCCCATACCCGAGTGGGCTATCACCGCATTTCATTTCGGGTTGGATCACTCCGAACCCTTAACCAAATCCATGGACGAATACACGATGCAGGGCAAGGCCGGTCAGGTTGCGTTCATTACTGGAGTCAGGGCTTCCGAGTCCATGATCCGCTACCGGTCGGTTGTCCAGAAGTTGCACGAGAACTACATCAACAATCCGTACAAGTTGAGCAAGAGCGTTCCCCTCAAGTTGGCCAAAATCATTTACGACTGGAATGTCAACGACGTGTTCAGGTTCATTTCAGAAGAACACAACGCTCCCTACTGTGAGTACTACGACCGAGCGGTAGCGACTGGCTCCAATACGAGGGTCGGAGTTCCACTGCATGCAGTCGCCATCCGACGAATCGGCGATTTGGTAGCAACAGAACCAGAGTTCTTTGACCGCCTCTGTGAATGCTTCCCTCAGATAGACGCCCAGCGACGATGGTGGAAAGATGTCGACGTTGAGAAATTCATCGCCATCTATTCGGAGGGCGGCTGGGATGGCGTCTCTGAGTTCATCGACACTTACATGATGGGACCCGGTAACACCAAACGGGCTATGGCGCTGACCGCAGAGTTTCGTCGCAAGCATGCTCGCGATCCGTATTCGTATCCATTCGAAAACCTATTGCGTCATTTGTTGCTGAAGGAAATCGGCAGCGCCAGATCGGTGTCGCCAGTTGGGCCAAAGACTCGAGCGCACACGCTCCGAATGAAGGAGATGACGGATGGAGATTGAACTGGTTGAGGGCGAATCTCTCAACATCCCCGATTGGGGTGCCACCTACATTCTGAGGCCCGACCTGCTAGTTCTGGCTCGATCCATTGCCGAGCATGGGATTCTGGCGCCCCTAGTGGTGCAACGGGAGGGGGCCAACATCATCGACGGCGGACAGCGTCTGCGTATCGTGCTGGACAACGCATCCATCAATGAAGCGTGCGAGGGAAAGGTCCCGGTGACGTGGATTGATTGCGATGATACGGAGGCGATGATCCTGCACATCCAAATCAATCGAGGACGTGGAGCGATGGTTGCTCA